CCGAGCAACAATTGCGGCCAACGTATGCCCATACCGGTTTCTTTTGTGTCGCCTTGTGAATAATGTCCGCCATTTCAGATGGTCCAACCGCCACCCCCCCGGGACTGTCTATATCCAACAGGATTGCGTGGACTTCCGGATCATCTAATGCGGCCTGTAAATCTCGTGCCAACAGATCCAATGCTGTGCCACCCATCAGAAACGTGAACACATCGGCACGTGGCGTTATAACACCATGGACGGGTATTACCGCCACCCCATCTCTAATGCTCGCTGTGTGCGTGTTTATGAGGGGTTTCTGGGCAAATAAAGAAAGGCCCGACTGGACCTCTCTAAATGTTGTCTTTATTCCTTGCATCGCTGTTGGTTCTATTGCCCAATGTTTAGCAATAGTTTGTAAATCAATCGTCGTTTTCTTCATTCTCGTTGCCCCCATTTATGATTGCGGTTAATCCTGCCTCGGTTCGCAATTTCTGCTCCTTGGCACGTTGTATATGTTTTGTTTCCCATGATCCGCCAGTGATCTGAGCTGTCTCTTCCTCTAAGGTTGAAACGCCAAGATCCACTCGATATGCGGCTGCTCGGATTTCTTTCAATTGATCTATCTGACCCCTTGGTGGTCCAATCCATTCAGCACCAAGATATGCAGCTCTAACAAACGGATCTGCAAAGAAACCCGGTGCGTCTAGGAATCCTTTCGCAACCGCTTCTGCAATAACCATGTCGTATACAGGTTGGCAGAACTGGCTTGCCATCCATTGCCGTCTGGCACTGAATGTCTTCCAAGCTTCCACCAACGCAGCTTGTGCTGCCGAATAACTTGCTGTGAAATGCTTTATCAAGATTTCAAACGGTAATTCCAGCGCAACACCAATCTGTCGCAATATCGACTGTACGAATACATCGTATGCTTGGTTTGGTCTTTTCGGATCTGCGATTTCAATAGCTTCATTTGGCTGCAGATCCAAGATTGCACCAGGCGATAATTTATAATCGCTGTTGCGTGGTGTAACGGTTGGCTCATTACCACCCATCGGTACCATCGGCTGCAAACCCTCTTCAGATTCAGTCTTTACGAAAATCGTAAACATTGACGATATGACCGCCGCCATGATTTCGGCTTCGGTGTACCTGTCTAACTGTTTCAGACTTTCAATGACCGGTGCGAGATATGGCACGCCACGTGTCATGCCGGGTCTTAACCTTGTGAATATATGCAACACCTGACGATAGCCGTTTTCATCAAACGCAGGGATCCTTGCGTATTCGGTTTCGCCTTTGTTGTAATCATCTGGGTTATGGTTTGCTATGTGATATGCTACTGGTGCTCCGTCCGCATCGATCTCTACACCTGCAATGATGTTATCGTTTATATCATACGGATCAGCTATGCGGTCTGCCTCTATGATCTGCAATGCCGTTCCAAATGGGTTTCCTGTCCTATCTGTGTATTTGCGTAATGCAAACACATCGCCAGATTCCAAACAGGAACGCAAAATCAACGCTTGCATTTCTGCAAAGTTTTGACCACGTGTGATATCACAGTCACGATTTTCCGCCCACATTTGAAATATGCGTTCTGCTTTGTTTTCCCATTCTTCCATCGCCTCGTCAGATTTCAGATATGGTCGCAATACATTACGGTCAATGTGTGCCTGCGGTTTCAATCCCGTCCCGACAACGTTGGTTACAATAGTACTGACAGCACCGACAGCCAGCGGAGCATTACGGAGCAGATCACGAGAACGGTCACGCAACACCGGCAAATCGTCCAATGTTACATTGTCGCCCGAACCTTTGAGTGGGTTCCACGTCTGTGTTTGACGGCGACTTTTGCTTGCACCGGTATAACCACCCAGCATTGCCATCTGGGTGCGTGCCTGCCAACGACGTAATCCTGCTTGTGGCGAGATCCACGCTATTGCTTTATCCACGAATGTTTGTGGCGGTAATTTTATCTTGTTCATTGCTTATCCGTTTAGACTGGTGTGGCCCCACGAACAGGGATTCCACCACGTTTCTTTAGTGCGATCTTATTCAACAGGTATTCCTCTCGGGCTTGTAATGCGCCTAGGTCTGCTTTCCTAACTTTTTGATTGTTATAAGATGCTTCCTGAGCACCAGTTAGGATCGCAGTGATTGCCTCTTGAACTTCGACCAACTGTTCTTCATAGGTTTTAATTCTTATCGTTGTCATTCAATACCTCGACTGCGTACTGTTCTGCCACGTGGGTGAGTTGCCACAACTGGTTCAGGCTTGTTTGGTTGTTGGATAACCGGAGCTTTGCGTTGTTGTTTCATCTTCATCTCGGCCAATTTGTCTGCACCAAGATCAAGATTCAAACGGAAGTTACGCACCAAACCTCGCAATGCTGCGTATGCATACACTCGGCAGTCCAGACCCTCGGTACGAACACCATTTTTACGGGGTGTCCATTCTCGGATCAAACGACCTTTGCTTAGTTTTTTAACAGCAACTTCATTCGTTATCTGCTCGAACCATTCGTTTTCACGATCAATCGGGAAGTGCCAAACACCAGCACCACTACTATCTTCCAAATGTAAACGGCGCATCAGTATGTCTTTTGCATCATTCACACCTATCAGATACACAGGCTTTTTGGTCGTGTAACTTTTACTGGCTGTCGCAGGCCATATTGGTTTACCAATCCCACCGATACCTTTGATGGCGAACACGCCATGCAATCGTCTTGCGTGGCAATAGTTAATTACGTAATCCGTATAGTGACCACCGCTGTCGATGCAGGTTGCTGCTATCGGCAAGTCTGGTACGTCTTTACTGTGCGGATATTTGCGACTTAGAACTTCATCTAACTGAGCCCACAGCTCTGGTGTGCTCGGATCGCCATACAAAACATGGTAATCGATAGACCAAGATTCCTCGCCACGACCCCATCCAACGATTTCCAATTCCAAACGGTTGTCCTGAACGTCCACACCACAGGTCAATATCACAACCTGTTTTGGCAGTTCCGGTCCCCATTTCTCTCGGCGAACCATTAAGCTTGTTGGGTCTATTGCTTGACCTGCCATGTCTTCCCAAGTCTCTGCCAATTTCGTATTGGTCCACACTTGCAGACGTGACGGATCATCTTTAGAGTTTAAGAATTCTCTGGCTATACTCGTCCAGCTTGTCCAGCCATGTGGCGAATACAGCGATGACAAATGAAACGAAACTACACCAGGATTCCCGTCCGGATTTGTTGCTATCCATTTGCCTTTTTTAAGGATCTCTTCCTTTTGATAGTCGTGCCAAATCGCCTCGCACTTTTCGCATTTGTAAACAGCTTCTGTAAGGTTCTTTGAATCGAATATCACATTGCGCCAGCGCAACACTTGGTAATGACCACAGTGGGGACATGGCACATGAAAGTATCTTTGGTCACCCTCTAAGAATGCTTGCTCTATACGGCTCGCATCTTTGATGGTTGGCGTGGATACCATAAAGATTTTTCGGTTGTTGAATGTTGCGGTACGTTGTACGGCAAGGTCAACCGGATCGCCCTCGGTTCCGGCTTCATCTGGGAAACCATCTACCTCGTCCAAGAACAGATAGCGCACAGGCATTGATCGTAACCCTATGGGCGAATTCGCACCCGTTAGAATCAGGATCCCACCCGGGAATTCCTTGATCAGCATAGTGTTGCCACTGTCACGTGAACGTGGGCTTTTTATTTTTTCGCGTAATACCGGACAATTTTCAATCGCCGGATCAATACGCATTTTAGATGTTCGTTTGGCTGTTTCCGTTGTTGGATTCACAATCAACATCGGTCCTGGTACATTACAGATTACGAACCCCATCCAATTGTTTCCGCATTCTGTACCACCAACTTGTGCGCCCTTCATAAAGACTACTCTTTCGCAGGGATGGTTTGGAGACAGACAGTCCATTATCTCTTTTAGATATGGTGTTCTCTCTGTCTGCCATTTACCAGGTTCACTGCTTGAGACACTTGACAAGAATCTATATTCATTGGCCCATTCAGTAACTGTTTGTATTGGATTCCTTGTCAAACCTTTAATAATTGCACAATTCGCCAAACTTTCATGATTTATTTCCACGTAAATAACTCGTTAAAACTTCAAGAAATGCTTCAAATTCTCTTTCCAAAATTTGTTCTATTTCTGTTATATCTGTTTTGCCGATAACTTGCGATGCTATTCTATGCGGTGCACCAAGCCATTTATCGCGTGCGGCACGTGCAGCATTAAATATATCTATTTCAACTTCTGCTCGTGCTATCAACTTTCCCGACTTTTCATCGTATTCAAGTTTTTTCAACATGATTTCTAAAGCTTCCTTTTTCTGCCGATTGGATTGTGAAATTGAACTGACACGTCCTTCTGCTACATGTCCACGTGGCAGGTATTCACTGCGTGTATTTTCATCCCATTCTTTATCTGCGACCTCCGGATCTATCAGACCATCCGGCGATATTGTAATACGTTCATCGTCTATCGCACGACGGACAGCGGTATCTGATACCCCACGATGTTTTGCATAAGCTCTGATTGATAATTTTGCCATATTTATAATCCTTTTCTTTCTGCTGCAAGTTCTGCGAATGTTTTGCCGGTCTCAACGTGTATGGCTTTTTCGCCAGTAAATTGTTCCCAGCGTTTAATTATCGTGTCCACATAATGTTCGTCTAATTCAATCATGCGGCAACGACGATTGGTTTTTTCTGCGGCGATCAAGGTTGAACCCGAACCACCAAATCCATCCAGTACGATATCCATCGTGCGACTGGAATTGTTGATAGCACGTTCTATCAAAGCCACAGGTTTCATGGTTGGGTGCAAATCATTGCTTGTCGGTTTATCAAAGTTCCAAACATCCGTTTGATTGCGGCCACCGTACCAAGGTGCTGTTTCGCCTTGCTTTTTACCGAACAGCATCCATTCGTGTTGGTGCTGATATCTTGAACGCGACAACGCAAATGTGTTTTTAACCCAGACCAAATAAGCATCGAATTTGCCACCGGCATCTTCAAATGCGTGATATAAAGTATGCAGCTCACTACCACCCATACAGATGTACAATGAACCAGTTGTATACTTTACGATATTCGTTAATGCCTTGGTTAAGAACCCTTGGAATTCGTCACCCAGATTATCATTCTTTATGAGTCTTGGGCTGTTTGCTTTTTCACTGTTATTTCTAAAGCCCTCATCGTATGCCACGTTGTATGGTGGATCTGTAAACACCATCGTGGCTCTTTCATCGCCCATCAACTTTTCATAATTCTCTGGCAAACAAGAATCACCACATAACAGTTTATGTTCGCCCAATTGCCACAGGTCGCCAATCTTGCTGACCGTCTGTTCCGGTTCAACATCTGGAACAACATCTTCGATTTCTGCAGATTGCTTTTCAGATTCAAACGATGCCTTGATATTTTCAAGTTCCTTGTTCGAGAATCCCAAAGCCTCTAAATCAAAATTGTCTTTATGCAATTCCTCCATCGCTTGTTGCAGTAACTCATCGTCCCATCCTGCATTTTCCGCAATTTTATTGTCAGCAATCAACAACGCAAGCCGTTCATCTTTGGTCAAATGTTTCAACTGCAGCACAGGAACTTTTTCATAACCAAGTTCTTGACCAGCAAGCAAACGTCCATGACCTGCGATGATTTCATAGTTTTCATCAACAAGAATTGGATTAACCCAACCGAACTTCATCATAGATATGACGATCTGTTGGATCTGATCTTTGCTATGTGTGCGAGGGTTCTTTTCGAATGGTTTAATCAAATCGATGTCTACATACTCAACACCAAGTTGTAAATCTTTGAAGTCAATATTCATATCCTTTCCTTTCTTTGGTTAATGTGTTCGCACTTTTGTGCAAATGTGTTCGCATGTGTTCGCACCCTAAAAAGCCCTGATTTCAGGGATTTTTTATCAAAAGTGCGAACTGCGAACACATTTTTGAGTCCTGACGCTAGCGAGGTGCCTTGCTCGCCGTTACCCTCGGGAGTTTAAAGTTCCGACAGTACCTTTTTTATTTGCTAAGCTACTGTAAGTTCTGTGAAAACAGCCGGGGAAATTCTTTTGTGGCGACATCTTCGCCAATCTCGATCATCTGTAAACGTTTCGGTACAAGTGTGAAGTTTTTGATGTGATATAAAATCTCTATGTTCTTTTCAACTCTTCGTGCTACAACAATGCCACCCGATTTCAACGTCATTATAAACGAACCGGGTTGATTGCTTTTCCGGACAGCTTTCAGACTCCGCAGGTCATCGTACTGTGGAACTGCCAGCTGTCCGGTCTTGGCGACACGTCTGCCGCCGGTTTGCTGCAAACTTGCAAAGCCTGCCATTGTATAAACACTAGCCTGCAGTGTCTGTTTGGTGGCGGACCGGATCTTGATTGATTTCTCAAAGTTCGGTTTTCTTAGCACGAATGTGGAATGCAAATGCTGTTTGATTTGTTCCTGTGCTTTTTGTGCCGTTTGAGTCAAAGTTTTTGCAGCAGTGAACAGGACATCTTTTTCGCATAGGGTCATCAGCTTGTCTTTATCCGATGATGATAATTCAAGTTTAATGATTGCCATTTTGCATATGAAAAAACCACCTTTCGGTGGTTTCGTATATCAGTGTCCTATTATATCGAAAATATTATGTTATTTTTGCAAAAGTGTAAAGTGATAAAATTTTATGGTTTTTGGTGTTTTGTGTTCTTTTGATTGCTATTTGTTGTTATGACCTTAAACTTTTGGAAATTTTTATATATAGCATCCCAACTTTTTTTGCCAGCGCATCAATCGCATCTTTGTGATGTAAAGCAACTGTTTGCCGAGACAGATGAACTTTTTTGCCTATCTTGGTCCAGCTCACGCCGCAGGCCCGTAGCCAGACGATTTTTTTATCTGTGGTATTATCTATCAACCTGAACCAATGTAAAACGACTTCCTCCCACATTGATACCTGTTCGTTTGTGGGTTGCATATGTGGCTTAATGTCAGATATGTCTGTATCCCATAACAGTTCATACCATTCCCTGACGATATCCCATTTTTGCCCAAGCACTTTGGATGGCCTTACTGGTGGTAGACTTTTATCAACCATCGCAGCAACTTGTAACCATTCTTCAACGACAGCAGGTGTCCATGTAATGTTATAGTTCATTGCTAAGCCTCTTGACTGTTTTTATAAAATGCGTGTTGTTTTTCGATCCAATCTAAAAGCTGTGCCATATGCACCCATTGACCCTTGCGTTTCTTTTTAAGGGTACGTTCTGCTGTTTCCACGACAGACGCTGGGAATAATGCTAAGTAGTCCTTAAATTTTGGTTGGTGCTGTATGACAAAATCGAAACTGAATCCTGTGTCAATTAAGAACTCTGAAAGTTTTTCAACAGGCTTTTCATCGTTTTCAACAGAGTTTTCAACAATTTCCGCGCCATTACTTCTTTCTCTTCTTTGCAAAATATTTTTATTTATATTTATATTTTTATTTTTTTCTTTCTCTTCTTCTACTGGTGATGTCGAATCTGATATCAACTCTGAATTCACATCTGATATCAGCTCTGATTTCAATGTTGATTTCTCAGCCTTGTTAAGATTCAACCGAATACATTTTTCTCGGTATTTTTGTTCGTCTTTTTCTATCTGCCTTTTCATGTATTGCCACACACCTAAATCACTTTTACGATTTGGATATTCGAATATGCATCTAAGTAATTCCGCACACTGTGCATCTGAAAAATCTTTAATAAGAACTGCAAGTGTTGGATCTATAAGTATTTTCATTTTGATTCCTCATCATTATCATCTTGGTTATCAAACAGGCCTGGTTGAGTCGCTTGTCCTTGCCATTCGATCCTGTATTGCACACAATCTTTGACTTGGTTTATAAATACCAGTTCGGGGCTTTCACGAATTGTTTTGGCATTCCTGGTTATTACGAAACGTGGTATCTGAACCCGACCTTGTAAAAACCAAACACCACGATCTGTTATTTGCCATTCGTTGTTTTCATTGGTTGGTATGACCAGCGCAAAATATCGAAGCTTTTGGAAATTTGAGAACTGTGTATTATCCAATCTCATCATGTCCAATCTGGCACGACCACCCAACGCATTGAGTCTGGCCAAACAAGATACGAGTGTTTTATTTATGCTATGTTTGTATTCCACCAATTTGCGACCACAAGCGGGGCAGATAGTAATGTTATTTTTCATCATTACCTCCCGCGTCATCATCCGCTACTCGTGAAGATGTGCTGTTGAAAAATCTTTCTTTTTGATATTTGAGGACGTATTTTAATGGATACCTTATGTGACCGCCGATTTTGTAATACTTTGGTCCGTCCCCAGTGGATCGCCATTTCTGTAATGTATGTTTTTTAACACCCCAATACAGAGAAAGATCATCTTCGGTTAGTAAAACCTTTTTTAAGATAACCTCTTTGATAATATTTTCTTCCATAGTAAAACCTTTGCTTTTTGTTGTTTTGACTATGTTTTGATTGTATGAAGATAATTCGCGTTTGTCGGTGGGACGAGCTGTGGTTCAGTGGGGTATGAAAATAGTGTTTAGGGGGGATGGTGGGGGAGACGAAAATAGTGTTTAGGGGGGACGCAGGGGGGAGCAACTGAATTACTTGAATCAATTGATTGTTTTTACTATGCTTTAGGTATGGATAAATTTACGATAGATTTTATCAGATCAAAAATTGACGAAGCTGTGGAACACAACCCAGGTGTTCGTGCTTTGAATATATCTATTAAAGGAAAGTTTTATGATTATATGATTTCGTATGATTCTGTGGATCGTACTGTCAGCGGTGTTATTATGCAACGTGGTCACAAACGCAGACCAATAAACCTATCAGATATCTTGACCAAATAGGTTCAATTGTCTTGGTGGAAGATTTAGACAATATTTCCCGTTTTCATCAGAACGTATGAGTTTGCGCCAATGCTTATTGTGTCCGAAAACATCTCTGATCCTATAACAATTTGACTCTACATCTCTCAATACATGTTTCCCATACATCCATGGTTGTCCGTCTTCTCTGGCTTGCCATAAGCGTTTTATAACCTTTGCTTGATTTTCACCAAACCTGTATTCCTTTCCATACCACCTAATACGAGTGAAGTCATCTGCCAATGGTTCGAATTCATATTCTTTAAGATTTCTGTGTCTACTCTCAAAATCTTTGACTTGCCTTAGAGGAATTATAAGATCAAAAAAGTCCACGCGAAGTGGACCTGTTAGGATTTCTTTCATATCGCAATCGCCGATGCGAGTGATTTCTATTTTGTGTTCTTTATCCTTGAACATCAGATACACGTATCTATGGTCTATATGCATTCCAGCTAATTGTCGAACCATAGCGTTATATTTTTCCGGTGGGGTTCGTGCCAGCGCAACTTCCAATGCCGCAGGTCGTAAACAGAATTTTATTTTATCGGTTTCGGCGAGGGATTCTATTGTGGAAACTCTGCATTTCCAACGTTGTGCCAAGTCCTCTATATCTAAGAACTCTACAGGGATGTCCAACCCAGTCATGAACGTCCTTTTGTTGTGTTGTCCTATAAAAGAGAAAAAGGGGTCACCACCAAGGGTAACTCCTTTCCTTATGATTGCAAAATACAATATGTTTTTTTGGTTTTCAATAAGAAAAGATACCTGTAAAAATAAAGTCTGGACGGCTTGATTTTTCTGCTGTTTGTGTTATAATGTGGCTACTTTCCCACCCGATAAGATTTATGTCCTAGGAAGTATTCCATCAGGTATGCTTATTCGAATCAACGTTCCTTTTTTGCGTTTTATGATTTGCATCTTGCGTTCTTCATTGTTAAATAAAAAGCGCATATTAAACTTTTTGTTATCTTTGGTAATACGTACAAATTTGAATCCTTGATTGTCACATTCTGTTATAGCCTGTTCATTGTTATTCTGAAATTTATCAGCAACCTTTGCCGCCGCCTGCATTACACCGGCCAAATCTTTTTCATAGTTTATCATTGCTTTTTCTCTGCTTTGATTGTTCTTGGTATTTTTTCAACGCAAATTTTAAACCGTCTTCATAACCCAATCTATATTCGTTACATTCACGCATTTTTAGAAACTGATCCTGTTCCTTTTCGGTCTTTTTTATTTCGCGTTCCAATATCTGTTCGTAATTCATTCGTCACCCTCTATAAATACAATTCCAAACCATTTCCGCATTAAGTCAAGGTGGCCTTGATAAGATGTTTGTGCCTCACGTTCGCGTTCAAATTCGGCTTTTTCTTCGGGCGACAATGCGAGTTGCCGCACAAGATCGTTAGCTACCCCGAACAGATGAAAAACGTTGCCCTGTGGCCCCCTTAAATCGATTACAAGGTCCGTTGGATATTTAACATCCTGTGGT